AGCGGGGCTCGCCGGTGGCGATCTGCTCGCAGGTAGGCTACGGGCCGATCCCGCGGACACGCGACTCGCTGGGGTTCCTGTCTCGCGGCACGCCCTGGAGCCACGCCATGCTGGCTTGGGCGGTGCGGCATAAGGACAACGGCGGCGGCCGGGACGGTGCGCTGATCCAGAACTCGTGGAACGTGTCGTGGGTCTCCGGCCCGAAGTGGCCGTCCGACCAGCCCGACGGCTCGTTCTGGGCCGATCGCCGCGACGTCGAGGCCGCCCTCCAGCAGGGCGACTCGTGGGCCATTGGCACGTCGCTCGAATGGCGGGATCTGCAAAACGCGAACTGGGGGCTGGCGCTATGAACCTGATTCTGTGGGCCGTGTTCGGTGCGATCGTCGGCGGCATCGCCCGTGCTCTGCTGCCGTCGAAGCTGCCGGCGGGCTGGCTGCCGACGATCGCCATCGGCTGCGTGGGGAGCGTGGCTGGTGGCCTGCCGTTTGGGCAAGGCCCGGCCGGTTTTGTTGGCTCGATCATCGGGGCCGTGGTGGTTCTGTATCTGCACCGCATGTGGAGTGAAGCCAATGTCTGACGCACAGAAGAAGCTCGCCGTGGCCGCAGTTGTCATGATCGCCGCGACTTGGTGGCTGGCCACCGCTCCAGAGTCGCCCATGCGACCGACGCCCTCGCGGCCCGATCGCCCCGTGCTGCGGTTCCTGGCGAAGGTCGCCGGCGTGGCGGCCCGGTTCGGCCTGACGGCCCTGCTGTTCGCCGAGCCTGCCCCCGACGCCGACGAGGTCCACCTGGCTCATGCCGTACTGGGAGCCGACGGCCACCAGCAACTGCGAAACGAGGTGTGGTAATGCACGCTCTCTGGCACTGGATTCTCTACGTCCTGGCGTGGGCCTCGCACGACCCGGCTACGCTCGCCGCCGAGCGGGCCAGGGCGGCTGGCTGCGTGACGGTGGCGTATGCGTCGCTCGCGACGGAGCCAGCCAAAGAACCCGCCGATGAGCCCGCGAAGCCTGTGGCGCCTGCACGCTGCCGCGAGTGCGATGGCACCGGCAAGATCTTCCGGCCCGACGGCGGCTACGTGCGTTGCAAGTGCGGCGCGTGCCCGTCTGGCACGTGCAGGAAAAATCTACCGTAGAACGGTCGAACTTCGACTGTTGACGTTCCTGGTGGACAGTGTGCGAGTCGATCACGACACCACACCATTCCGAGGAACCTATGAACAAGCTCCGCCTTGCCCAAGACGAGATCGCGACCCTCCTGCCCCAGATCGAGAACCTGCGGAACGTCGATCCGTCCGACGACAAGGACGGCGCCGCGGCGGCCGCCCTGGAGCGGGCGATGCAGCGTGCCGACGAGCTCAACGGCATCGTCGAGCGCGAGACCGCGATCGAGGCCCGCCTGGCGGCGGCTCGCTCGAAGCTCTCGCCCGTGACCGACAGCGAGCCCCGTGCGGCTGTCGAGAAGGGCGAGGCCGGCAGCGAGCGGGTCGACATCCGCTCCGGCGTCCGGGCCTACTCGTCCGCCAAGGCTGCGAGCCTGGTGGGCGGCTACCTGCGGCAGCTGTACACCGGTGAAATCCGGGCGATGGGCGAGACCTCGACCGCGTACGACGCCAAGGGCGCCGAGTACGTGATCGGCGAGCTCTATAACGCCATCGTCAATCGCCTGCAGTACGCGTCGGTCGGCCTCCAGCTGGCAACCGTCGTGCGGCCTGCCGGCGCGAAGATCAGCTTCCCGAAGGTCGGCGATGCCACCGCGTCTTTCGTGGCCGAAGGCACCGCGACGACCGACCAGGACCTGTCGACGAGCGTGGCGGACCTCACGCTGTACGAGATGCGGGCCAGCGTGGCCGTGTCTCGCAGCCTGCTCGAGGACTCGCCCATCGACGTGGCGGGCCTGGTGGCTGAGCGGTTCGCCCTCAGCTACGCCCAGAAGTTCGACTCCGTGTGGCTCGGTGGCAACACCGCCAGCCCGGCCATCACCGGCCTGGCCGGTGCGGTCGCGGCCGGCAACACGATCACCGTGGCGGCCAACGCCAGCACGACCCTCGCGAACCTGGCCGACGTTGTCGGCAAGGTCGACGAGGCCGTGATGGGGACGTCGGCGTGGGTCTGCAGCCGCGCCGGCTGGGTGGACCTCATGAAGGTCTGGTCGGCCCAGCAGACCACGCTCACGGTCGGCGGCGGCCGCGTGGTGCCGACGATCTTCGGTGCTCCGGTCTACCTCGTGAAGGGACTGCCAAGCAACACGCTGGCCCTCTACGGCGACTTCGCCATGGCGACGGCGATCGGCATCAAGGCCGACGGCCTGGAGATCGAAGCCGGCCGAGAGATCCTCATGCGGAACCGGCAGGTGCTCTACGTGGCGAACACCCGGTTCGGCGTGGCCAACCACGCCCCCGAGTTCGTCGGCCGGCTCGCCAAGGCCTGAGCCTGACAGCGTGACCAACTGAGCGGCCGGGGGCGCCAACTCGCCCCCGGCCGCATCTGCATCCACCCGAGGAACAGCGCCATGCCGATGATGAAGTTTGTCCGCGACGGATGGGGCCACCACGCCGGCGACGTTGTCGAGAAGACGCCGGACTTTGCCCTGGTGCTCGAGCAGGAGGGCTACGCGGTGGAGACCACCGAGACGCCCAAGGTCGAGCGAGCCGTGGCACCCGAGCCGGAGAAGCGTACCGCGAAGCTGGAGAGGTGAACCGATGCGTCTCCGCTCTCTCGCATACGTCACCCAGCCGGTCGTCGAGCCTGTCTCGCTCTCGGTGGCAAAGGCTCACCTGTCGCTCCTGCCTGAGCAGGAGGACGACGACGCTCTGATCGTGTCGATGATCTCGACGGCCAGGAGGCTGATCGAGCGGCGTCTGAGCGTGGCCCTGGCTCCCCAGCAGCTGCGGGCCAAGTTCGACCAGACGGACGGCAACGGCTGGAGCCGCGGCCCGGCCGGGATCGGCCCGGTCCTGCTCGACCTGCCGGTGGTGCCTGTGCTCTCCGGTGCCGGCTATCCGGTGGCTGTCGACGTTGACGGCACGGCCGTGAGCTCGTCGGCCTATTCGGTGGACGCTGACGCCGGGCAGATCCGGTTCTCGTCGGTGCCGTCCATGTCGGACCTGGCCACGCTCACTGTCACCTACTGGGCCGGCCAGACCGCGATCTCCCCGCAGTTGCGGACGGCGATGCTCCTCTACGTGGGACACCTCTACACCAACCGCGAGGCGGTGGTGACGAGCGGTGCCCAGCCGGTCGACCTGCCGATGGCGTTCGAGACGCTCCTGGCCAGTGAGTCCGTGTCTGGGAGGTGGTAATGGCCATTCCAGCCGGCAGCCTTCGGGAAACGATCGTCATCGAGAAGCAGACCGAGACGCGGAACGCGTTCGGCGAGGCGAGCTCGACCTGGTCGACGCACGCCACCCGCCGGGCCTCCGTCGAGGCTGTCAGCTACACCGAAACGCAGAAACAGAACCGCATTGGCGGGGCCGCTACGTGGGTGGTGCGGTGCCATTTCGTGGACGGCATCAGCGGCAAGATGCGAGTCCGATGGAAGAGCCGTGGGGACCGCTACCTGTACATCTCATCGGTGGTCGAGGTTGGCCCGCGCCAACTGCACGAGCTCACGTGCGAGGAAAAGGCCACGTAATGCTCCTTCGCTGGGAAAACAACATCGAGCAGGAGATCGAGACCCTCATGGGCCGATACGCGGCCCTGCCCAAGCACATCGCGAAAAAGCACCTCCAGGCCGCGATGAAACGGACGCTCAAGGACGGCGTGCCCGTGCTGCGGTCTGTGACTCCGCCGCTCGGCGTCCGGCGTGGGCGTCGCAAGAAGGGATCCTTTGTGCCGCAGAACAAAAGCACGGGCGACCTACGGCGAGCAGTGACGACTAAGTCCAAGTACATTGGACGGAACGCCGACGGCGTGGTCTACGGAGTCGTGGGCTACAAGGCCGGATTCAACAGCCGCAAGGCGATCTGGCTGGAGTACGGCACCCGCCGCGGCATCCGGCCGCAGCAGATGATCCACCGCTTTATGCAGCAGTACGGCGGCCCCTCGCTCACGCGGCTGCAGGGCGAAATGGCATCGGCCCTGGAGAAGGCAGCCAACGAGGTCGCGGCCGGGAAGAACCCTGGGAGGACGTGATGGCATACCCGGAGCAATGGCTCAAGGCCGCGATCGAGACCGCCGGCGGCTGCTTGGCCTACCCGATGGAGGCCCCGGAGGGCGCCGCCCTGCCCTACGTGATCTACGGCCGCACATCGACACAGCGCGAGACGATTATGGGCGGCCCGACGCCGATCAACGTCAACCCGTCGGCCCAGTTCTCAGTGCTGCTCTACGCCACCACGTACTCCGGCGTGAAGACGCTGGCAGACTCCATTCGGGCAGCGCTCCATAACTTCAACGGTACTGCGAGCGGCGTGACAATTCGCCAGTGCCTGATCCTGGAGGAGCTCGACGGCTCGCCGGACTACCTCGAGGGGCAGGACAAACCGACATACACGGTCGAACACACGTACCAGATCCGCTGGGAGGAGTAAGCCATGCCGGTCGCAGATTCGCAGGGCACGACGTTCACGTTCAACTCGGTGACGTTCACCGCGAAGAACGTCAAGGTGAAGCGGTCCCAGTCGTATATCGACGTGACGCCGCTGTCGGCCGTGGCCGGCTCGACGCGTCAACTCCAAGCGGCTCCTCTCGTCGACGGCGACCAGATCACCTGCGAATACTGGGGCACGACCGCACCGGCTCGCGGCACGTCCGCAGCGATCGCCTGCTCGACGCTGGGCGTGAGCGGTAACGCAGTGTGCGAGGACTTCGAGCTTACGGCCGCGGTCGGCGAACTTGTTGTCGGAAACGCCACCTTCAAGCTGACGGGCTGATCGGCCGGGAGGTGACCCGTGCCGAACATCCCAGACAGTCAGGGCGCAGTCCTGTATTTCCGCGGCCAGGCTCTGGGCGTGCTGCAGGGCGTGTCGCCAGCGTTCGCCATCGGCAACAAGCACGAGGTTACGAGCATGCGCTCGCCGGTTGTCGGCCAGGGCCAGAGCGCACGCGTGCTGAAGCAATACAACGTCACGAGCATCGAGCCAGGCACGATCACGGCGCGTTTTCTGGGCTCTCCAGACCTCGCCCGCAACGATCTCGGCGGGCCGGGCTTCCTGTCGTTTTCGTGGCCGTCTGGCGGGACGCTGAGCGGCCAGGCGTTCCTGGAAACGCTCGACGCTGAGTTCGCCAAGGGCGAGCTCATCCAGTGGGCGGCCGTGTTTCAGTTCTCTGGGTTTGACGCGTAAGGAGCTTTATGGGACTCGCAGACGACATCCTGGCCATCGACGACATCCGCCCGCCGCAGAAGCTGCACGTAAAGGCGTGGGACCGCGAGGTGTATCTCCTCGACCCGACGGCCGACATCCGCGACGAGTGGGAGATCTACTGCGCTGCCAACCAGGGCAAGAAGGCGTCGTGGCGGGCCAAGCTGGCAAGCCTGCTGTTGTGCGACGAGCAGGGGAACCGGCTGTTCACCACCGACTCCGACGTCGCGAAGCTTGGAAAGAAGAACGCCAGGGCGCTGCACGAGATCTGGCAGGCCGGACAGAAGCTCCTGTCGATCACCGACGCAGAAGTTGAGGAACTCGAAAAAAACTGAGGAGCCGGCCGGACGAGATCTTCATCTACCGGCTGGCCCTCGAGCTCGGAATACCTTGCCCGGAGGGATGGAAAAAACGACTGACGCTGCGGCAGCTTCGGAAGTGGATGGCGTTCTGGCGCGTCGAGCCGTTTGGCGACGCGTGGCGGATGGCGGCCAGGACGTCGCTCACGACCGCGGCCGGGATGGGCGCGAAGCCCGACCCGGAGGCCGAGGAACGATTCTTGCCCAGCTACCGAGAGAAGCCGCAGACAGAAGAAGACATCAGACGTGAGTTCATGAAGATCCCTGCGTTCCGCGAGCAAATGCTGAAGGGCGAGTAATGGCGACGATCGGCAAGGTATCAGCCGTGTTCTCCGCAAGCACGTCAGGCCTGAAGGCTGGCGTGTCCGATGCCATTCGCTCGTTCAGGCAACTGGGCGGCGAGGCCGGAACGCTCAAGGGACTTTTCGAGGGGATGCAGTCGGTGGCATCTCGTGGCGTTGGTGCCGTCGGGCCGGCGGCTGAGATTGCCGCGGCGAAGCTATCGCAGTTCCAGCGGATGGCGATGCTGGCCCAGGAGGCCCTCGCGGCCGGCCGGATCACGGCCGAGCAGTTCGCGGCCAAGATGAATCTCATCGGGCAGGCGGCCGAGTCGTCTGCGGCTGCGGTGGCGGCAGGGGCCGCGATGACGATGCGATTCTCGTCAGCCGAGGAAAACGCATCGCGCGAGATTGCCCAGGCAAACTCGCTCTTGTCCCAGGGTGTGATCTCGCAGGAGACGCACGCCAGGGCCATGGCGGAACTCACGGGCGAGACGGCCCGAGAGCGGCAGGAGATGGAAGCCGCCGGCCGTGCGATGGAGCAGATGGCCCAAGTCTTCAACGAAGGGGCGGCCGTCACGCAGTCGGTGCGGACAGCCGAGGAGCGGCACGCCGACGAAGTGCAGCGGCTCCGCGGCCTGCTGGCTGCCGGCGCGATCTCGCAACAGACATACGCCAGGGCGGTCGATCGGGCCGACGACGAGCTGCGGCAGGCCACCAGCGGCACCAGGGGGCTGGGGGCGGCGACGGCCGCGGCCGGGGCAGGAGTCGAGCGGCTGGCCGGCAAGCTGAACACGCTGATCGCACTGAACGCGGCCCAACTGTTTGGGCAGATCTCCGCGGTGGTCGGCAACTCCGTCCGGTCTTTCGTCAGCATGGGCGCAGCCCAGGCCGAGGTGATCGACGGCCAGAGCGACCTGGCCAAGCGGCTCGGGCTGACCTACGGCGAGCTCGCCGGCCTGGGCTTTGCCGGGGCGCAGGTGGGCGTGTCGATGGAGTCCATCGGCAAGGCGGCCACGAAGGCCGACGTGGCGTTCGTGAAGGCCTCGCAGGGCTCCAAGCAGGCCCAGGCTGCGTTCTCTGGGATCGGCCTGTCCGTGCAGCAGCTGGAGGGCCTCTCGCCCGCTGAGCGGTTCCGGGCGATCGCCGACGGAATTGCACAACTGCCGACGGCTGCGGAGCGGTCGCGGGCTGCCCTGCAGGTGTTCGGCAAGGCCGGGGCCGAACTGCTGCCCATGTTCGAGGGCGGAGCCGGGGCGATTGCCGCGGCCACCGACGAGGCCGCGAGGTTCGGGCTGGCCCTGACGAACGACCAGGCGGCCAGTGTCAATTCCATGTCTGACGCCTTTGCAAAAGCCCAGATGGCCGTCCAGGGCATCGTGGGCCAGGTTGTGGCGTACCTCGCCCCGGCCATCCAGGGCGTGACCGACACGTTCCTGAACCTGGTCGGCGGCATCGGCGGTGCCAACATCGGCCAGTTCATCGGCGAGGGCATCATGGTCGGTGCCCAGTTCCTGGCCGGGATCGCAGACTGGATGATCTCCGGCATCGGCTCGGCGTTTGAATACGCCGGGACGGTGATCGACGTCTTTAATCGCGTTGTGTCAGGCCTGCAGGCGATCTGGTTCACCGGCGAGGCCGTGTTCAAGGGCGTGGCCGCTCTGATCTCTCGGGTGATTGCCAACGGGGCATCCATCATGGATGCACTGCCTGACTCCGTGGCCGGCACCGGCTGGAAGGAGTTCGGCGACTCAATGCAGGCGTCGGCGAACGAGCTCTCGGCAGGGGCCGACGCTGCAGCCGGCAAGGCCCTCACCGCGGCCGGCAACGTGGTGACAGGCGAGACCACAGGCGTCGGCAGGTTCCAGGGGGCCGGCCCGCTCTCGACGATCCTGGCGGATGGCATGGCCGCGGCTCAGCGGAACGCCCAGGCCCAGAGCGTGGCCGAGGTCGCGGCACCCAAGGAGCCGCCGCCGGCCCCAGAGCCCGCGTTCACCGGCGCGTCGTCCGAGGCCCTCAAGGCTACCGACAGCCGATCGAAAGAAGGCATTGCCGAGATGTTCCGCCTGATGCGGAGCGGCTCCGGCGACGTCCAGGAGCAGCAGCTGGGCGTGCTCGAGCAGATCCGGGACGCGGTCTCGGAGGGCGACGATATGGAAGTCCTCGACATGGTGGGGGCGTAACGCATGGCAGTCGTTGCATGTCTGGAAACCGCCCGCGGCACTGGCGTGAGCGGCAAATACGGCGAGTCGTTCACGTTCACGCGAAAGTGGATCGTGCGTGTCGACTCTCCGTTCACGCCCCGGCCGCTGATCTCGCGGGCTCCCGGCATCGTGTTTGGTGCGGGCCACCCGGACTTCGCCAGCCACAAGGCGATGGAGTTTGACTGCACGGAGGAGAGCGGCGACGGGATGATGTGGTCAATCACCGTGCGTTATTACATCCCGCCGGCAGACAACACGCCGAACCCGCAGACAGGGATGCCGAACGATAGCTGGTCCGGCAGCGGCTCCACGATCACGATCCCGGTGTTCGAGGACAAAGACGGAGTGAAGATTGCCAACTCTGCCGGCGATCCTCTGGAAGGGTCGGAGCGTGAGTCCAGCGAGTTTTCGCTCACGCTCACGAAGTGCTACGCGGACCTCGCCTGGTCTCCCATTGCCAGGTCGCAGTCGAACACGGTGAACAGCAGCACCTGGAACGGTTCGCCCGCCAGGACCTGGAAGGTGGCGTTCAAGAGCGCCTCCAAGAAAGAGGCGACCTCGAGCTCGGCCGACACGACGCAGCCATACTGGGAAACCGTGTGGGAGTTCGCGTACCGGGAAGAGAAGTGGGACCACAAGCCCTGGGACGTCGGGTTTAATCAACTGGTCGACAGCCAGGGGAACCCGACGTCAAGCGGCACGCAGCGTGCGGCGGTCCTGGGGGCCGACAAAAAGCCCGTGAAGGCGCCTGTGGCCCTGTCGAGCGGCGTGGCGAAAGCGGCCGGGCAGAAGCCCGACGCCCTGACGTTCCGGCTGTACCGGGAGACCGATTTCTCCGTATTTGGGACTCCAGGCTGATGGCCAAGCCCCCACGACAATCCGGGCGGCGGGTGACCTTCACGCCGGAGGCCGCCCAGCGGATCGCACGTGCCGTCGTGACCGTCGAGAAGGGCGACCGCTCGGTCGGTGCGGCCGTTGCCCAGCGGGCTCCAGGCGACGACGCCCTGGTCCGCGGCACGTTCACCGGGGCCTGGTCCAAGGGCAGCACGAAGACGGTAACGGACGCCACGCTGTCGGCAGTGACTTACGAGGCGAAGAACTACTTCGCCAGCCTGACCGGCACGGGCACGAAAGCCTGCTGTCTGGCCTACGTGGCCGGCGAGTGGATTCTCATCGCTGCGGAGTGCGGCTAATGCTTGGCGGGAGTTGCAATCCGTGCTGCGGGGATGGGTGGTATTGCTTGTCGTGCGACTGCGGGCTGGCGTCTGTCTCTCTTTTAGTCACGGAGTTCGTTTCAGATAACACACAACTATTCAACCCTTCGCCCAACGGCCAATATGTAATGACTCATCCATCGGGCGTACAGGCTTGCTGTCAGATGTGGGTGACAACAATTCCGGGCGGCATAGTTGTTACGTTGTACGAGTATCCAGAAGACGGTCGTTGGCGTACGCCACCCGATGTTTTTCTTTCTGGCACGCACATAACGGGCGGAATTGGATTGAGCGCATCTCCGTGTAACCTGCGAAGTGGTGAGTATTCCTCGCCTGTGCTGCTGCCCAATGGCAACTATGCAGCAGATCCAATGAATCCGGTAGGGTTTCGATTCAAACTTTCAATCGCCGGGGTTCCTCAATGACCTGCGTGCAAGTGCGACCCACCGACGGCAGATACCAATACACTACCCAGCAGTCCTACACCACCGAGGCCGAGTGCCTTCAAGCCTGCAAGGCAGGCGCGTGCTGCGAAGGCACGACGTGCAGCGTCAAGCCGCAGTGCCAGTGCCAAGGGACGGGGAAGACGTTCAAGGGTGTGGGGACGACGTGTGCAAACATTGCATGCTCTTGCATGACCCCATGCTTTGGTAACCAAGGAATAACCGCAACTGTCTCAATTCAAGCAGAAGACTACACGTACAGGGTTCGCGGAAGGGCCGTCAGGTCTGTTTCACCGTACAGCGACGGCGGCGCAGGAATGATAAGTTTCTTTCAAGGCTCCGCAATTTCCGGCACTCACGCACTTGCGCCGGACGCTGGCGAACCTTACGTGCTGTCAAAAACAATCCAAGGCACCGGCGCTTTTTCGTCATGCGATGTGTGCAAGATAGTGCTTGATCTTTACAACTGCGACTTCAACATTTATCTCAGCGGCTTTTATGAAACTAGCCTTGCGTCTTGGCCGGAAGAAACGGAACCGAAACAAGTAGCAGATCTGGGCTGCTCAACTCAAAGCCCTCCGTCAGGTTTTTTTGGAGCGATTCCCAATCCTCAATGGATTTCGCGTGGCATTGCCACATTGTCAAGCAATTTTCAATTTGGTGTTCCATCGTTTCGCGTTGGTCCAGGTGGATTGGCTGGTTGCTCTATATTTTCTGGCGTCTGGCCTAAAACATTTACGATTCCTCAACAATGGTGGACACAGGGAGCGTACGCAGGGTTCTATCTTGTCTCTGATCCTTCATTCACGGCAAATCAGTTTGGGCAAACGTTCCCTTCTCCAATCATTGTTCGCCAGCAAAGCGGGTCACGCGTCGTGTCTGCTTCTCTATCACTGTCCTCCAACCCACTCCCATGATCACCTGCCACCGCTCAAACCTTGAGCAGCGTTGCACCGAGCGTGGCTACACGCTCGACGAGGTGATGCCGTGCGTCGTCTCGCAGGACGGCGACGAGTGGACGATTGATATTGACCACGAGAAATATCCACGAACGCCCAAGCCCGGCCACGAGCCGCAGCCGTCGCCACCGCCTCCCGACCTCGCCCGCACCGACGCTCCCTCGTTCCTCGAAAAGGTCAAGAACTTCGCCAGCGCCGCCGTCTCGCACGTCGCCGCCGGGATGCCCATGTGCGATGACGCCGAGATCATCAGAAGGCACGACATCTGCCTGACGTGCGAGCACCTGCAAAACGACGCCTGCCAGCTGTGCGGATGCCCGGTGTCGAGGTCGGCGGGCTACGTGTCGAAGCTCAGCTGGGCGGATCAAGAGTGCCCGGCGGGCAAGTGGGGCCGAGTGGGCGGAACTGACGCCGGCCCCTGACTTCCACGATGAACGCCCAGGGCCACAATCGGAGGCCTGAATCCAGCCAGGAGGGCCGCCCGTGGCATCGTACAACCAGACGCCGGCCGAGCTGTCGATCACGATGATCCCCGGCGACGAACTGAACGTCGGAATGAACTTCACGGCTCCCAGTGGCAACACGACCACGCCGCTGAACCTGGCCGGCTACACGTTTGACGCCAGGGTCTTCGTGCCGACGTTTGCGAACCCCGACGGCGGGTTCGGATCCGGCAGCTATACCGTCGGAACCACGGCCGCCAACCTGACCGTGTCGCCCGTGAACCTGGCCGTTGGTCAGCTTTCGCTCGGCCTGAACGAGTCCCAGACGGCGAACCTGAGCCCGGCCACCAGCTATCGCTGGTATCTGCGGTGGAGCGACTCTGCCAATCTCACGCTGACGGTTCTTTCCGGGGACTTCGTCGCGAGGCTCCCGTGAGCATTACCGTCACGGTAAACGGCCAGAGCGGCCTCAACATTGCCGCCACGTCGGGCGACCAGGTCGGCGTCTCGGTGGCGCCTGGCTCGAGCTCGTACGCTGTCAGCGTGAGTCCGGCCGGCACGCCAGGCGGTCAAGGCATCCAGGGGCCACAGGGTCCGCCGTCCACGACGATCACCGTGGGCCAGGTCTCGACTCTCGCTCCTGGCTCTAACGCCACGGTGACGAGCTCGAGCTCCAACAGCGGGGCGAACCTAACGCTGAACTTTGGCCTGCCGGCCGGCCAGACCGGGGCGGCCGGAGCGACCGGAGCCAACGGCATTACGCCGACGTTCTCAGCTTCCGCCACGACGCTCTCCGCTGGCTCCGATGCCACGGTCACGGCGACGACGAGCAATGGCGGTTCGAACGTCGCCTTGGCGTTTGGCATCCCTGCCGGGGCGACAGGCGGCGGCTCTAACCTCACGCTCTCTGACGCCACGCCATCGGCTCTCGGGACGGCTGCGGCAGGCACAAGCAACACCGCCAGCCGTAGCGACCACGTCCACCTCCTGCCGTCGCTCTCGACGCTGGGGGCGGCGGCGGCGAACCACGGACACGACTACGTTACGAGCCTGAACAACTTGACGGGCGGCGTGACGCTGGCGGCTGGCGGCAACGTCACGATCTCGTCGGCGAATAGCACGCTGACGATTGCGGCGAGCGGCGGGCTTGGGTCTGACGATGCGGTGGATGGCGGGACGTACCAGGGCTACATCCCCCAGAACACCATCACGATCACGCAGCAACCAACGGCACAGACGGCGAGCAATGGGGCGGCGACGTTCAGCGTGTCGGCCACATCGACGCCCGGCGGGACGCTCTCGTATCAGTGGCAAAAGCAGGAGTCTGGTGCCGGGTCGTTCTCAAACATAGCCGGTGCCACGAGCTATTCGCTTGCTCTCACTGGCCTGACGAACGCAGAGGATAATGGCGACGTTTTCCGCGTCGTATTGTCGGCGTCAAACGCTGTCAGCGTCACAAGTAGCACGGCTGCACTGACCGTGAATGGCAGCGGCTGGGCGCAGGTTGGATCGTCACTCTCAGGCCCATCATCAAGCGCACTGGGCCGGGTTCTGTCGCTTTCGTCCGACGGGACCGTCCTAGTGGCCGGCGATTACAACTACAACAGCGAGTCGGGGCTGGTTCGAGCGTATTCGCTCACGAACGGTGCGTGGTCGCAACGAGGGGCCGACCTGACATCCGAAAATGCTAAATTCGGGTGGAGCTTGAGTCTGTCGGCCAGCGGCAGCGCGATGGCTGTCGGAAAGAACTCGTCGGGCAGTAGCTCAGAGGTTCGCTTCTACGACTGGAACGGAACATCTTGGTCCATGCGAGGGGCAGCGATTGCTACAAGTAGCCTCGCGCCTGTGAGGCTGTCAGACAACGGGCTATCTGTTGTCATTGGCGAGCCGGGGCATGACGACGGTTTCAACACCAACATCGGCCGCGTCAGGGTGTTCGACTGGAGCGGCACTGCGTGGGAGCAGCGGGGAGC